CTGCTCAAAGTTCGCCAATTACTGCTATATTCCCAGCATATCCAGCCGTACAAGCTGGTCTCGCTACTGCCTTCGGTTTAGCTCAGGTAAATAATATAAGAAAGTCGCAATTTAAAGGTAGTTCGGTATCTTCTACAAGCCCAAATACTTCAAGTTTAGGCGGTGGAGGGGCTGGAACTGCACCCGTAGGATTTACTCAGAACCTAAATAATACTCAGATACCTACTACAAAAGTAATAGTAACCGAAACAGACATACGCAGAGCTACAAGGAACATAGACGGAATATATAGCAAAGCCGTAGTCGTAGAGTAACTAAGCAAATAGCCGAGCTACAAAGTTATCGTACTCGGCTTCTATGCTTGTCTTATCGGTTAAGGTAGTTTTGTACTTTTGTTCTTTGTATATAATAGTAAGCCTTAGACTATCTAAACGCTTTATGTACATCTCTACGAAGCAATCCTCTAAAGCTGGTATAAACTCGCTTAGGTTTTTAATCTCTATCTTCATTTTATTTGTTTTCTTACTTTATTCCAGTATTTAATAGTATTTTGTTTTTTGTGTCCGTTATAACCTCCGTTCCAAACTCTCGCTATTTTTTCGTTGCTTGCTTCTTTAATATTAGAGCGTAATATATTAAACATCTGAATGCTTTTAACCTTACTCCATCTATCGTACAAAGTAAAGCTATCCTTACCTACTAACCTATTAACTTCTCTAACCATTATAGGGCGTATTTGCAAGCAGCCTACTGCATCTTCTTTTGAGTTATAAGCCAACGTATCGCCTCCGCTCTCTACTTCTATTATAGCAGCTATTAGAGGGTCTTCTATTGCTTCTTCTTCTGTTTTATCGTATTGCACTGAGGCGGTGCAAAAAAACATAAAAATCGGGATTATTAAAAGTGTATACTTCATATCTATTAATATATTGGCAAATATAGTATTTAATTTTAATACGCAAGCTATTTATTTATAAAAGTTTATTGCCCCTTGTTTATTCCTATCGTATATACCTAATGAATGGATTTGCCTTTTATCGAATTTAAGCTATCAGATGACGTCGAAGGACTGCAAGCGATAGCCTTTGTAGACGCTCCAGCTATTGGATTAAACTATCAGGCTTTTGCCCCGCATAAGTTTGAAATAATTAACGAGGAAAAAAGAATAGTAATGGGTGCAGCTATGATACCTGACCTACCTATTTATCGTAGAGACGAGAGAGGCGAGTACTACGCTATATTCCGTAAAGAGACTATTAAGGCGTTAGTTCAAAAACTATTCAAAGAAAACAAACACAACAATTTTAACGAGCAGCACAACGCTTTTAAGATATTAGATGGAGTATATATCTACCAATCTTTTATTACTGACCAAGAACTCGGCATTTTAGCCCCTAAAGGTTTTGAGAATGTAGCAGACGGTACTTGGTTTATCGCTGCAAAAGTAGAGAATGACGAGGCTTGGTCTAAAGTTAAAGAAGACGGAATCTTAAAAGGATTTAGCGTTGAGGGTGTGTTTGATTTAGAACCGTACAAATTTAAAAAAATGAATAAAATCAATTTAGAAAGTGTTATAAACACGCTCAAGTCTGTATTTGCAGACGCAGAGGTAGCGGCTGAGGAAAAAATCTTCGGCGAGGCTGCTTTAGTAGACGGAACTATCGTTAAATGGGAAGGCGAACTAATGGAAGGTACTGCGATAACCGTAGTATTACCTGAGGGTGAAGTAGCAGCTCCTGACGGTATCCACGAAGTATCTGACGGAACTATTATCGAGACCGCTGGAGGTTTAGTAGTAAACATCCAACCTATGAGCGAAATTGCAAGTGAAGAAAACGAGTTCACTACTGAAATGTTAAACGAAATGGTTGAGAAAGCTCTTGCGAAATACGCTGAGGCTTTTACTGCTACTTTAGAAGGTGTTAAGGCTGAGAACGCTGGTCTTAAATTAGAGCTTGCAGCTATCGTAGCTGACAAAGAAAGCTTAAAAAAAGAATTTAGCGCAACTTTAAACAAGGTAGGTACTGAGCTTGAAGAAATCGTAAAGAGTGAGGCGGCTACCTCTTCAAAGCCACAAGAATTTAAAGCGCAATCAAGAGCAGAGAAAGCTGCTGCTATGGGTGCGGTTATCAGAGCAAACAAATTAAAATAAATAAACAAAAATGGCATTTAATGTATCGTCGTTGACTAACTATGTTAACGAGCAATCAACAGACCTTATCTCAAGATTATACTTTGAGAAAACTTCAAGTGATTATTTCACTTTACAATCAGGCGTTAAAAAAACTGACGCTTTACACCTTTTAGCAGTAACTGCTTTCCCACAAGACGGTAGCGGATGTTCTCCGACTGCTTCAGGTAGTGTAGTGTTTACTAACAGAGACATCACCGTAGGTCAAATTACTTACTTTGACGGATTTTGTATGAAGGATTTAATACCTAAATACACTCAAATCTTGTTGAGAGCTGGTAACGCTGAAACTGAGGATATGGCTTTCGAGGCTGAAATTGCTGACTCTATAATCAAAACTATTATGGAGCATAACGAGACTGCTGATTGGCAAGGAGATACTGCTTCAGGTAACGTATTCATAAACAGATACGATGGTCTTATCAAAATAATCGGTGCTGCTGGTACTGCTATCGCTGGTAATACTTCTGCTGCTACTTCTATCACTTCAGGTGCTTCAGGTAACGTAGATACTATAATCAATAACATCTGTAACGCAAGACCAGCGAAAGTAAAGTCTGCTCTTAACCAAGTTCTATTCGTAGGTCAAGATACTTTTGACAAATTCGTAGACACTCTTAACGCTAAAAACCTATTCAACGTAGACGCTACTTCTTGGGCTAATTACTCAGTATCTATACCAGGTAAAAATGTTACTTTGGTAGGTGTTGTAGGTCTTGACGGTACTAACAGAATGTTCCTTGGAACTTCAGATAATTTCTTCTTAGGTTTTGACCTTCAAAACGACGAAGAGGAATTTGATATGTGGTACGAAAAACTTGAAGACAAAGTTTACTACAGAGTTAAATTTAAGAGAGGTTTACAAGTAGCTTACCCTAACGAGATAGTACAGTTTACCTTATCAGCTTAGTTTCACATAACAATTTAAAATATAAATATTATGTGTAATTTAACTCAAGGATTTTTAGTAGGATGCAACGATAGTGCGGGAGGTATAGCAGAATTTTGGTTCGCTAATATGCCTACTAACTTCGTAGTAGCTTACAACGCAAGCGGTCAAGCCTCTTCTGTAACTGGAACTGGACTTGCTTACTACAAATACGAATGTACAAACGCTCAGGGAGCAGCTTCTACTATGAACGATAACCCAACGGTTAACGCTCAGAACGGAACAAGCTACTTTGACCAAACTTGCACCTACGTACTTAACAAAATGGACTCTGCAAAACGCAATGAAATTAAGTTGCTTTCAAGAGCCAAACTATCTATAATCATAAAAGACAACAATGGTCTTTATTGGTTAATGGGTGCTAAAAACGGAGTCAGAATGACCGCTGGAGACAACGGTACTGGTACTGCTTTAGGAGATAGAAACGGATACTCGCTTTCTTTCCAAGGTCAAGAGCCTGACCCTATGGCACTTTATATCGGCACTTTGCCTTTAGCTTAATAAGAGTTTAAACTCTAACAATACAGCCCACTACTTAGCGGTGGTGGGCTTTTTTTTTACAATGGACATAATCACAAAAAACGCAACCAACTATATTTATACTAATATCTCTAACGAGGTTGAGTATTCCTATTTTACAATGACCATTGAGGCGGCTGAGTATAAGGTAAACGCTACTTTAGAAGCACCGCAAGGCATAAATGGAAGGTATGTGTACTTTATCTTAAAAGATGGCGTACAAGACCTTGCAGATGCAACAATAGACCTCCCAAACAACGGAGACTATCCATATAAGATTATAAACGCCACTACTTTGGGCGGAACTACGGGTATTGAGATACACCGAGGTATATTAAGACTAAAACAACCACAAGAAGTAGTATATTCGTACACTAACGAGGAAACCACCATTATTTATGAATAATAACGCAATAATAACCGAGTTCGCATCGGCTGAAATACCTAAATTCTTAGAGAAAAAGAATCAAAATATAGTTTATTTTGGTGTAGATAATATTTACCCCTTCGAGCTGATTGATTTATACAACGATAGCAGCACTCATAACGCTATAATTAACGGTAAAGTAGGTTATACGGTAGGCAACGGCTTATATTCTGACGACTTAGCTACTAAAAAATGGCTATCTTTTGCTAATATTGACGAGGATTGGTCTTCTCTACTCAAAAGAATCTCCTTAGATTATGAGATTTTTAACGGATACGCAATAGAGGTTATTAAAACGGGTGTAGGCAACCAATATCACCACATAGACTTTGCTAATATTCGAGTAGGATTAGACGGAGGCTTGCAATATTCAGACGAATGGATAACCGATAAAGGCTTAAGAAATGGAAAGCCTAAAATACAATACTTAGATAGGTATAATCCAAAAGACCAAGAGCAAAAGAGAGGCGTAATTTACCACGTAGATTATAGACCAAACTTAAAGTATTACCCTTTGCCAGTTTACGTAGGCTCTTTAGCTGAAATTAAGACAGACGTACAAATAGGCGATTACTGGTTAAACGAGGTTAAGAACGGCTTTGTAGGTGGTACGCTTATTCAGCACAATAACGGAGTACCTGAGACTCAAGCAGAGGCAAAAGAGTTTGAGGAGACTTTCCAAGAGAAGTTTGGGAAAGCTACGGGTACTAAAATAGTACACCTATTCGCACCTTCAAAGGAGAACGGAAGCGAGATAAGCAACCTAAACGGTAACGACTTGCACGAAAGATACTTAGAGATGAGTAATAGAGTTAAGGAGTCTATTTTTATCGGACACCGAGTAACTAACCCGATATTGTTTGGCGTAAAAGAAGCTGGGCAGCTTGGAGCAAGAAACGAGCTTGACTTAGCTTACGAGATATTTACGAATACCTATATAGCTGAGAGACAAAATACCTTACTTAGAACTATTAAAAAATTAGCGTTTTACGAGATACAAAAAACGGATATAGAGATTATACCGCTAAAACCAATAGACACCGTAGACCTTACCTCTGACATTATTTTAGCTAACCTTACGAGAGCTGAGATACGAGAACTAATAAACCAACAGACGGGCTTAGAATTAGCCGAGGAGGTAGCCGCACCCGTTG